CTAGTGTCTGCCCATGCTTGATAAAGTTATAAGCAAACTCTCGTGCTAGTTGTGACTTACCGATACCAGAGCCAGCCGTTAGCGTAACGATCTCACCCTTACGACAACCACCTGTCTTATCCTGTAGTCCCTGATACTGGTAGGGTACTGAGTCCTTGTCATCATTAGCGATAACGATATCCCACACATCAGTACCAGCCACGATACCATCAGGTCTGAATACCTTAGCACCATAGATAGCATCCACTAGTTCCCCTACTCTGTTGGCTACCAACATCTCATTGGCATCCTTGACAGGTAGTCGTACTATCTTAGCCTTGTTGGGTGGTAGGATAGCTGCACATTCCTGTGCTGCCTTCTGCCCTACGTCATCCATATCAAAGCATAGTAGTACATGGTCAAAGGTACTGAGCCACTCAATAGATTTACCCACTGCTTTCTTAGCACTAGCACAGCCAGAGGGTAGGGATACCACAGGCCACTTGTTACCTAGTACTTGCGAGACAGACATAGCATCTATCTCACCCTCACAGATGGTAACAAACTTGCTACCCTCTCGCCACAGGTGTTCACCATACAGGCCAACCTCCTTGAGACTACCTATTACAGAGAAGTCCTTGTTTGGGAAGCGTACCTTCTGTGCCTTGAGCGTACCCTTAGCATCACGGTAGTTAGCAACCTGAACCTTCTGTCCCTTGTAGGTAGAGATGCCGTAGCCCCACTTAACACAAGTGTCGTAGGAAATGCCACGCTTCTTTAGCTCCCTGAACTCTGCGTCCAAGAAGATAGTGTCTTGTGTTTCAAATAGAGACATGACTTCCTCTTCGTTGTTAGCTGGTGTTAGTACCTGACAAGAGAAGCAGTAGTGTTTACCATCACTATACAAAGCGTTGGCATCACTACTGCCACAGTGAGGACAGGCTTCGTGCCTGATAAACTCACTCTCCTCGTTCATCCAGTTCTTCCTCTATGATTGAAGCCATCATGCGTAACCCATCAGCAATCCTAGCTAGGATGGGGTCAGGGTATTTGTCTGCATCATGTATCATATTGTAGGCCATGTCCTCGTAGTCTACTGACTCGTGAAACTCTGCTTCATCTACGAACACAGAAAAGCTGATGCCATTCTTATTGAACTCAGCCTGTAAGTCTACCTCTGATACAATCTCTTCACTGCTGTCGATGATACTCATCGTAGCCACTCCTCTGGTATAGTTCCTTCTGCCCAGACAAAACCATTACGTTCTGCCCACTCACGACAGGTCATCTTAGACCCATCCTTTCTTTTCTTAGCACCCTGAATGGTAGCGTTTGCGTTCTGAAACACAAAGCGAATGTCTCTGTCTGGATACTGTGCCTTGACTGCCTTCATCTTACGCTGGCTGTCCTGTCTAAAGTATCCCTTGAGTTCTACTATCATAGTGTCTAAGCATAAGTCAGGAATGTAGTGACGTTCCACATTATAAGCAATCTTCTCTGGCTCATAAGCATATGGAACGCCACGTTTATCTAGGTCTTCAATGACCCTTGCCTCAAAAGTCCCCTTCGTCATCGGCAGATGTACCCTGTTCATCAAACATAGCGGTGTCGCTTGCATCATCCTTGGCTACAGCAGAGGTGACAAAGCCATCCTCCTCGTCAAACATAGACGCAGCACTAGCACCATACTCTACTAGTTCAATAACCTGTACACCCTTGAGGCGTAGTGATACACCCACTGACTTAGTGGCTGGCATCATGTAGGGTACAGCATCAATAGCTACTGTTACCTTGGAACCATTACCAATCAACTCCTTGCCTGTCATTGGTGTACGCTTGGCATCCACAACGATAGGCTTCTGATAAGACTTCGTTCCATCACGCCGTGTTAGTACAGCCTTCAGCTTGGTGTTGAATAGAATGTTACCTGTCTCGTTACCAGCTTCATCATACTCTGGTGTGTAGGCAGGGGTAGTGGACAGGAGAGCCTTAAGCTTAGGCTGTTCCTTGACAACTTCTGTTAGCTTGGCCTGTGCCATGCTGTCCAGTTGTTCACACAGTTCTGCTGCTTCTGCTGCTGGTACTGATACCTTGATAGTGTACTGTCCTTCAGGGACAAACTTAGTATCTGGTTCAAATACCTTAGCCCAGAGTGCAGTTCCTTTAATGTAAAGCATATAAACTCCTTTAGCTTTTTCGGTTAAAAGGCAAGAGGGGAACTTTAGAACTACGCAAAG